GGCTTCAGCGTGATGCTCTTCATAAGCGCGGACTGCCCGCTTCGCCCAGCCGTTCGGCGAGTATTTCCCGGAGTAATCCGCGTCAGCCGAGAATAACCGGTCATTACCGCGCCCGTAACTGCTCGCCACGACAATACCGGTTTCGTCGCTCTCTTCGCTGTTCGTCGCCTGCGGGTCGATGGCAACGACCGTTCGCGACGGCTGCAGGGTGATCTCCAGCGCACGCGCACCGGACACCATCGCTTCGGTCCAGAGTGCCCCGTCGGCATTAAACCGTCGGGGCCGCTGCATGTACTGCGCTTCCGCGGTGCGCCGGTGTGAAAACAGAGAGACGCGATGCGATTCGTTGTGCTTGTACGGCCAGAGCCAGCCGTCAGGCAGACCATGATCGATGGGGATCGCGTGCGTGTTTTCCGGGTACACCAGCGAATACGGTTCGCTGTTATCAATCAGCACTGGCAGGTTCAGGTGGTGCCACTGTTCGCCACTGCCACCGCGCAGCAGATAGCCACTCAGGTCGTGGTAGTGAATGCGCTGCATGATGACCACGATGGGTGTGGTCTCAATAGCCAGACGGGAACGGATGGTTTCGTTGAAGCGGGTGTTCACCCCGACGCGTATGGTTTCGCTGTAAGCGTCGTCTGGCTTCACTGGATCATCAAGGATCAGACAGCCCTGCCACCCCGGCTCCATATGCCCGGCACGAAACCCGGTAACCTGCCCTGCAGCGGATGAGGCATACACCCCGCCGCCATATTCGGTCCACCACATTGCTTTACTGTCGGCATCATCGCGTAGCGCCATCGGCCACATGGCCTGAAAGGCAGCAGACTTCACGATGCTGCGCGTGGTAGATGAGTTCAGTAATGCCAGGTTGTGGGAATACGACAGGTGCATAAAGCGGGCACGGCGGTTCAATGCCAGACCCCGGCCCATCATGTTGATGGTGGCCAATTCGGTCTTGGTGTAGCCCGGTGGAACGTTGATGATTAGTCGCTGAATGTCACCATCAATCACGCGGTCCAGCGTCTGCTGTATGACCTGATGATGTTGTGCCACAATCATTCTGCTGCCGGTGCGCTGCCTGAAGAAGTAGCGGGCGAAGTACATCCCGTCCTCTTCACACTCTATACGGCGTGCAGCGGTCTTAAAGTCAGCAGTCGTCATCCTCTAACATTTCCCGGCGTGCCTGCCGGTATTCCTCGCGGGAGAGCAGCTTAACTTCAACCGGACCACCATCCTTGCCCGTTAGCGCATGCGTGGCCTGCTCTCTGAAGGCCTGCACTGAGATGTGCTTACCCAGCAGTTCAAGGTTCTTCACTTTATCCGGCCACTTGATTTTTTTTAGTATGTTTTCAGTGGTGGTTTCGTCGAAGTTAGTGATGGTCGTCAGCACATCCAGACCACTTAGTGTCGTACGCCAGACTTTTGGCCACTCATGAACAAGTTTGAGGCCACCGTCGTCTTTCAGGATGTCGAGTACGTCCATTTCATCGATCTGAACCAACCGCTGCAGTACGTAATCTGCATTAATCTCTACCCTTTCATTTCGCGCTGATTTAAGTTCTATGATGCGCTTCGCAATATCAGGTTTAGAGAGGTTTTCAGAGCCGGTACGGTTTGCAGTCTTTTCGCTGTACCCCGCCCGGATGGCCGCCCGCGTAGCGTTCAAATCGATGAGGTACTCGCGACAGAACATTTCTTGTTTGTCGGTGAGTGCCATATTTAACCTTTGGGATTATTTCGCTATGAATCTTTTTATATTTCGCAAGCTGTTTGATACAGACGCTGTAAGGAATGCCTTCATTGCGTCTACTGACAGCACTGACGATTTGGGTGTTGTGCTGAGGCTTCATCTCGTTACCGAAAGTTTTCTTGAAGCTTTTATTTGTTCAGCAATCCGAAGAGAAGATTTATTCGACACCGAACCGAAGGAAGGCAGGGCATTCAAATTAAATTATTTTAAAAAGTTAGAGTTGGCAGCCAAGCTTGGTCTTCCCTTGCCTACCTTTAAGGCATTGGACAAGCTAAACCTATTAAGGAACAACCTTGCACATAAAATCCAAAATGATTTCATAGAAAATAGCGTCATTGAATCTTTGTCTTCGCATGTCAAATCAATAGGCGGAGAAGACAAGGTTTCCTTAGCTGAAGAAGCCGCTGAGTTCTTCAATGAGGATGGCAGTAAAAGAGCCACCTATCATTTAAAAGATTCTGAAACTCCAAACCGCGTCAAACTAATGATTCTGATATCGTCCCTGATACGCCGTACAACCGGGGAAACTTTAGGTTTCTATCAGCTTCACGCCTATCATCAGTTCACAATGAAATCTACTTAAGGCATTGTTCCCTAATGTACTGCTGCAAGCCGGCTATTTGCTTTCCGGCAACTTCGATTCGACGTCTGAGAGTGAAATAATTGCGTTCAAGGGCGTCATCAGATCGGGGGCTGGCTGCATCATCCATACCGGGGATACCGGTAGCAGATTATTTCTGACATGTAGCGTTGAGCTGCAGTCGGCGCTAGTCTGGGAAAGTCACTTTTTACTGAATTCAACACTGTCTGTGGTGCAATCCAGCATTCCAAAGTATTCCCCGATAGCTGACTGGCCGTTACGCTGAGTAAAAGGGACTAACCAGATATCGTTCCCGAATGTCAAATGCCCATAGTCAATCAGAATCCCGTTCTTTTCAGCGGCGTCCTGAGCGTCAGAGAAAGTTTTCCATTCAGCCTGGTCTCCGGTCTTGGCCCGGATCACCTTAGCCATAATGGTCTGATTATCATAATGCCGGCAGGCTTCAATCTGGGCAGCATCAACTTTTGAAGGTCTGATCGATACTATCAACAGAATCATTACAGCAAATGCGAGCACTGCCAGAACTGTGATGGCGATGACTAAAATTTTGACTACCCTTTTCATATGATCCTCATCCTGAGCTATTTAGATGCGAATCATACCTGAAGCTTCTTGTAATGATCACGCTGCCTTGCACGACAGGTGCACTGCATTGCTCACAGATACTTAATCGCCAGCGCTTTTACATCGTCCTTTGCTGCGTCACCCAGCAGAGCAACCCCACTTTCAACAAACGCCAGCGCAGCTTCAAAATCATGAACGCCCACTTTGACTTCAGCTGAAGGTGGCGTCTGCGCTGCTTCGGCAGAGAATTCTGACTGTTCAACGACTTCGTCATTCAATGATTCTGACATTTCATTACTCCCTTCTTCAGGATGAATAAACTGACCTTTCAGCCAGCTGAGGATGTTCATTTCTGCCGCTCCCGTTCGATTTGCCGGATGGCGGCTTTGTCGTGGTTACACTGTTCCAGAGCGTTAAGCAGACGCTCATTCAGCTCCAGGCTGTCTCCCCAGGTCAACGGATCAGGAATCAAAGGTACAGTGCAGTCAGCCAGCAGACTCACCGGTATCGGTACTGGCGGAACCGGTACGTACTTTGTCCCGGTGCGCACGCAGCTGGTCAGCAGCAGGACGAGGCACATGTTCAGTGGCACAGCTGTTATCCTTGACCAGCTTGTGAATAACCACGACCCTGCGCTCGCTTTCTTCATTGCCTGCCTGATTTGCACCCTGAGTTGCCCGGGCAATGTCGCTGAAGAGGGCTGTTACCCTGAGGACATTAGTCGCGAGTATCTCTGCTGAGGCTTTTTCCTGTGCCAGTTGCCTGTTCTGCTGGGTGAGCAGCGCTTTCGATAAAGACTGAAGCCTCAGGATGACACCAAGCGCCATGACCAGCAGAAGCAGACCCGTGATGGTAACGGCACCCCACTTAACCCTGCTAAAGATCATCACTGGTTTCCGCCAGGCAAAGTGCACGCTCGGTTTGGCGGCGGTTCATCAGCCCTTTCCACTTCCTGCCGCCCGCAAAAACCCAGCGGCGCAATTCACTGCATGCACCTGTCGTGTCGCCTGCGTTGAGTTTTTTCAGAAGTGAAGATCGGGAAAAAGCGTCAGTACCGGTGTTATAGACAAAGCTGTAGAGTGCGGCGCGCTGGTAATCGCTGAGAGTAACCGTGACGAGGCTGTTTAC